CGAGAACATTGGGTACAAGTACCCAGTTGTGTTGAAGAATACTATCCAGGATGTCGGGAGTAAGGGGAGATATCTCCCTTCCCCAGGAGAAGAGTCGCTTAGCGAACTCCCCGGGGCAGACCGATGGGTTGGGGATATAAGACTTCGCTTCCGAAATCTCGCACCCCAAGTGCGTAGTCACAAACTCACGATAGAAAGCGCCTGCTTTCTCCGAAGCAATGGTCACGTCGTCCCCCAAAACTCCGTAAAGACCCGTAGGGTCTTCACCGACGGAGTAGAAGGCAAATCTCACCACACAATGGTGAGTCAACGCAAATACAGGCCATGAGGAGTAGCTCCCCATGGGCTGTCCGGATTCGTATCGTACAAACTCCGCAAGACGGTCAGGACAATTGCGTCTCCTGACCATAATTGGTAGGTGCATTATTGTATCCCACCAATTAGCGACTTTAGGTCCTAAAATCGCTCCTAACACAAGACGCTGCGCGTCTCGTGAGAATCTGTCGGTGGCTTCAGTAAGGTCGAAACTGTAGACCTTCCGTCCGCTGCGCTGCAAGCGGATAATCCAGGAACCAACCTCCTTTTGCCGGTACGTGAAATCCTCAGGTATGAGACGCAAAGTGCTCATGAAAAAGTCATGTATAGGATACAATGCATATTGAATCCAATATGACATCGCAACAAACATCCGCGTTTTACCTCCCCTGTCAGGGGATACAGACAGCGATGCTAAGCGAGCAACGCCCGGGGACTCGGGTGAAACAGCCAAATTCACCAAACGAGAGTAAAACTCACCACTGGAACGAGAGAGGTGGTCTACAAGACTTATTACGGCACGTGCCTCTGGAAGACCAGCCAAAAACTGTTCTACAAGCACCTGTGCGTCAGCGACAGATCCGAGAACAGAGGGGATCCTCCAAGGGCCCCCTCTGAGGAGGACCAGGTCTTTAGGGAAACGCAATCGCAATCCACCGTCGCGCTGGATCCGTCGGACCCAGGCCTTGAATTCCTGATGGATGTAATGCTTAAAAGCAGACGTCACTCCCTTCCCCTGAAACGGTTTAACCACAGATTTGAGGTTCAAAACCGGCTCCACACGGAACATCAGAAAAAGCGCAAACACCGTCAAAGCGAAAACGCGATGACAGTGCGTGCTCTCAAGGAAAGCGGACACACGATACAACCTCCGCGGCAAGCCGAGGTGATCGGTGGCCTGCCATACTGGATATGGCACAAACCCGTCTCTATACCCGAATGCTACCCTTTTAGCGACTGCAAAGCTCTGCTTCAGAATTTTGCAAGCCACTAAAGGGCCGTGGTGACGAAAGAGATGCTGCGCATATCTCTCGTAACCAAGAATAGCCCTGAGGTATCTGCGTCGATGCGCGACTGGGAACACACGAACCAGCAGCATTATCATCAACTCTGGAAACATTCGTTTCTGGTGTTTCATGTTAACTGCAACTAAGAAGAGACTCAGGAAGCTTTTCGCTTTCTCCGTCCAGTGTGAGTAGGGGTACTATCCCCCGATTCCGTACTATGCCAGCACCGGGTTCAATTAGTATACTCACTTCCTTAGGGCTGTTTCGGTCCCCTATTGCTAGGTGGTTTCCGCCTGATTTCTCAGGAGCACCTTCCACGTTCCACGGAGGGTGTGGAAGCCGATTCTGGAGTTGGCTACGACTACTAACAACCTGATTCTCTAACCAAAATCCTGACGACGTCAGGTTTGGATCGGGTAACGAAAGCGAAGCTCCCTTAGGTACCCCGTCCTACATAGGAACATGGGCACAGCAAGTTACTGTGACCATGAAACTATGAGATCGATCCTGGCCAGTGGATGTCAACCCACCGACTTCACGTTCGCGAAGCGAACGAGTTGGAACGACCCGCGTATGCTCTCTCGTCCATGAGGTGTAAGCGTCCTCTAGGAAGATGCTCGCAGCTCGTGGAGTGGTGATTCAAGTACTGGGCTCCTGCCAGCACAGGTCTCCATCGTCAAT